TCGTTTAGGTTATATCCCCATCGCTTTTTAAGGCGAGAGCGGATTATACCATCGACGCCCAGTTGCAGGTAAACGTTGAGTAACGGCTCAATGCAAATAGTCCGATCAATTTCTGCGGACTTCGGCACAGTGGCAACTCGGCTATGTCGGACTACCTTTAACACCTTGGACCAAAAGTCCTCGACATTAATAGGGTAGCCGATTTTTATCTTTTCTTGGCGTCTATACCAGTCGTCAAGAGCCCCGATCCATCTGGGGTCAGAAGATATAGCCATTTTTGCGTAAGGCACAGCGAGGGGAGTGACTGTATAGGGGAGCGAGGACCACTTGTAAAAACTAGTGACCTTGCCCATCTTGTACAGCCTACTCTCTACAGAAGTACCAGGACCGTGTTTGGATAAGCCAACGAGCGTATCCAAGTTCGGAAAATCGCCTAGCAAACCCAGTATATCATTCTGGATTTCTTGGATAATTCCAAGAAAGGACGGATGTTTCTCGTCCAATGCTAGCAAAGCCCTATGATTATATTCATTATATGACGCGCAAGTTTGCTCGTCTAGATGAAATTTCTCAATGGCCTTTGTTCTCGAGTCGTCACCCGTTTCCGGGTACTTCTTGAGAAACGATGCTAGTTGGTATTTTGCAAAGAACTTTTGTGCAAAATACTCAGTTTTCACCATACACTGTGGGTGAAAACTTGCACATGCGGCGCGCAGTTTTGCTGTGCTCCTATGACGAATGGCTAACCCGACTTCCTTTACAAAAGGGTCGCCGGATATGTCATCGACAAAAGGAGAAACATCAGCAGCGCCAGTGCAACCTAGCTCCTTGTACAGACTCGCGAAGATCTTATACTGGAAATTTCGCGGAAGGCTCAGCTCCATGCTGAAGACCTTTTTCTTACCGCCCTTATGTTTTTTCAACATTTGGAAGCTCCATTGTAATGATTTTAGTGCTACGTGAAAAATGAGCTGGCTACATTATAATGGGCATTAAGCCCAATAGCCAGTTGATAAGCCACGCAACAATAGTGCCGACAGCATTGCCGACGGTCTCAAATTCAGGGCCCATTATACTTCGAGCCCCTCTTCAAGTTTAATCATCACTGCATCGTCGTCCAGGAGTGCAATGGCGCGCTG